CCCTTGCGCGCAGCAGCCTTTCATATTTCAAAATACAGTTTTTATATAACATATATGTATAATGAATAAGTATTTAAAGATACAAACTCGTTTTAGAACATAATTTCACGAAAAAATATACAACCACGATGAGCAATCAACTTCCTGCTTCTGCCTCTGCCCCTGCCCGTGGCGCTGGCGCGGGCGGTGGCGCAGCCGCCCCCTCCAACAATAATAATGCCGTCGCAACCAAATCATCCAATAATAACAGTAACGATGCCTCGTATCGGTTGCCCAGCAACGTGTGCATCGGGCACGCGATGAAACTTTCAATTGTGGAAGACAAGCCCATCATGATGGATTATTGGACCGCGTCGTTGGACAAATCGGTCATCATCGGGGTTAGCGAGAACAAGGACAAGCTGTTGGTGAAGAGCGAGGACGAGTACACCAGCACCATTGCGAAGATTTACAAGGTGGAGACGGAATACATCATTATGACGGAGAATTCCATCTACATTGTCAGCAACGACATTCCCACAAAGCGCATCAACTAATCGGGGGAACCCTCCTCCGAACCTTTCCCTCAGAAAACCTACGGGTTCCTCCTTTTTATTTATAATATTGTGTATTATAAACAACAATCCAATAATCCAAATACAATCATGGCGGGTGCAGTGCGTCGTTTAATATTCACGAATCAAACCCCCGGAAATAACAATCACTACGTGCCGGGTTCCGGAGTTGGCGGCATGAACATTTCGGTGCGGCGGCATTTGAAGCGCTTCGCAACTTCGCCGCAGGGTGCCAACGGCATGTATAACCCCGCCGGCAAACTTCCGTGCTGTCCCGAGCTGCTGCAAAATTACGGCAATTATCGCAAGGGATCTAATTGAAATTTATGTATATGAACACAAATAATACCATATAAATAAATTTGAACATTTATTGTAAAAATTGAATCAACCAAAGTTGCATTAATTAACGCACAGCCCACATACCGCTGAATACACATGTCGCAATCCACGCCCACCGCCACGGCCTTGATCAATCCCGCACTAAGCCCACCACCACCGACTTTCATTGAAGTTTGCGCTGGTGGCGGTGGGCTTAGTGCGGGATTGATTAAGGCTGGGTTTGTGCCGCTGTTGTTGAATGACAATAACAGCGATTGCTGTAAAACCTTGAAACAGAATCATCCGACCGCAAACATTGTGTGCGGATCAATGGATGCAGTGGATTATTCTCAATATGCCGATGCGGTTGATTTGTTGACTGGTGGAGTGCCATGCCAATCGTTTTCACAAGCGGGATCCAGAAAAGGATTGGACGATCCGCGTGGAAATTTGATGCTCAAATTTGTGGATATCATTACAACTGTGCGACCCAAGGTGTTCATGATAGAAAATGTCAAAGGGTTGTTGACGCACGACGATGGAAAAACCATAAAAACCATAATAGACACCATGAATGCGTCGGGAATGTACAATGTCATTTACAAATGCGTGGATGCGTCCAAGCACGGCGTGCCGCAAAAAAGAGAACGAGTGTTCATCATCGGCTCATTGAAAACGTTGATGTGCGACGCGTTCCAGTTCCCAGAAGAAAGTGCCACAAAAGTGGTTTTGAAAGACGTGTTGTGCAATGTTCCGCCATCGGTCGGAGCAAAATACAGTGCAGCAAAAATTGTTTTGTTTGCAATGATACCGCAAGGAGGATGTTGGGTCAATTTGCCCGAACAGTTGCAAAAGGACTATTTAGGAAACAGCTACAATTCCGGTGGAGGAAAAAGAGGCATCCTTCATCGTTTATCCATGGAAAAACCATCATTGACTTTGCTCTGCACCCCCTCTCAAAAACAGACCGAACGATGCCATCCGCTGGAAGAACGGCCGTTGACGACACGAGAATATGCGCGGATTCAAACGTTTGACGATGACTACGAATTTGTCGGAAGTTTAAATTCTCAATACAAACAAATTGGCAATGCGGTTCCAGTCCTATTGGCGAAGCAAATCGGTCAATCCATTCGGAACATGCTGTCGTCGGTCTAAGGCGATGTAACTGTGTAGCCGCATCCTTTCAAAAGGGTGATTGCTTTCTGCATTTCATCGTGCGCGCCGAGTTGCACGGGGTCTGGGGTGCATTCGTCAATTTTTGTCTTGATGAATTCAATTACCGCATCTGCATCATCCCCAAACACAAACCGAAGGAATTCACGTCCCGCGTGATGTTCAATTTCAATGCCATCATGTTTAATTTTTTTCACAGTTGCCCGGCTGCTTTTGAGTTCGGTGTCGGCATTTATCGTGGCATAAATGCATCGGTAGTCTGGATTCTCTCGTTTAAATTTTGCCAACTTATCAAAATTTGCTTTTCGCGACGAAGCATTGTCGGTATTTGTGCGACTCTTCACTTCAACGATGTATTTTTCCACGTGATTTATAACGTCCAATCCAGTCGGATCTCCAACCCCCAAATCCTGATTGTCTTGATAAGTGCCAATGGCGTATTGCCAAATGCGACCCTGCCGCATTGTGCGCTGTCTGTCAAACAACGCAATTTTTTTGTTTATTTCCTGTTTTTCCGTGTCCAAAACATCATACGTGGTGTCCGTTCGTACAGGAGTTTCATGCAGTTTGACAATGCATTCAGCGAGCTTATCAAAATATGCACTCGTGGCGATCATGTGCGGTCGTGTTTGTGTGTTATGAACAATATGCATTTATCATTTATCAAAATCAATTTTTTTAATATTGTAACAAGAGGGCGAGAGAAAAATGGATGAATTAATCAATAAATACAAATAAATACAAACGGTTGGATTGTATTTATACCAATGCAAATGATACGATCGGATTCAAATGCTTTGTTGGCCGCCATGATTGCATCCTATGCGATTCCCATCGGGGTTGTGGGGTGGAATTACAGAAATTTCAAATCCACGAGCATTAGCCAAATCATTTGTAAAAATCAGGCATTGGTGCTCGGGTCCATGGCATGCATGGCCGCAGCAACGTGCGCATACGAACATCGGCGCATTAAACATGCCGCCAACGATTATGTCGTTGGGTTGTATAAGGTTGGGTTTGCGTGCATCGTGCTATTATTATTCTGCATTTTCTCTCTAGTATCAATTGATGAAACCCATTTTGTGCACTACGTGTTTGCGGTTCTAGGATTTAGCGCAATCCTTGCGTTCACTTGGGTGCATTCCGCGTTGATTCAGACCCCCGTGTGCGCGGCCGTGGCTGCCGTCCAGTTTGCCGCGTGCGCCCACATTGCGCACCGGCACGAATCCAACGGCGACATATTTTGGGGCGAAGTGGCATTCATCGGCGCCTTTGCGCTGTTTTATTTTTACTTGCATTCCTGCAGCCATCAAAGAATGGCGGACAGCGCCGCAATTTGCTCCTCCGTGAGCGACGTCGGAAATTCAACCGAGAACCGGAGTTTCAGTGAGCCGCCGTCGCTGTAGCCCAACCCGGGCAGCACCTTCGTCTCGTTCGTGGATCCCGTGATGGAGCACGGGTTGCAGTTGAACTTGTACCCGCGGCCGTTCAAATGCACCAGCTCAAACGTGAACCCGCACAGCGCGTCTTTCAATGACACGCGGTGCTCCACGATCAAATCCGCGTCCCCCTCGCGACGAAACCGGGGATGATCCGATTCAACGCTGATCTCCAAATGCAGGGTGCCGCGCCCACCGCCCGAATTGGGAACGATGTTGCCCCTGCCCGGAATGCCGACCTTGTACCCATGCGGAATGCCCGGCGGCACATTTATCAGTATCGTTTCGGTGTGCATTGCGTGCGATTCGTCTTCGTACTGAACGGACACGGGATGGTGATTTATGCCATTGAATGCGTCGGATAGTGAAAGCGCAATCACCACATTTATGTCATACGTGGATGTCTGTGCCTGCGCCTGTGCATGTGCATGTGCATGTGCCTGTGCCTGTGCCTGCGCCTGCGCCTGCGCCTGCGCCTGTGCATGTGCTGGTTCTTCACCATTGAAATTGTGAATGATGATTTTGGGACCCATCCCTCCAAACATGGATTCAAACATCATGCTTGCTTGGTGCGCTTGTTGGTGGTGCGCTTGTTGGTGCATCGCCGCAAACAGCATGTCCAGCGGATTGATGCCCATGCCCATGCCCATGCCCATGCCCATTGGTCCCATTGGTCTCATATGATGCATCGGCACTCCGTGCCCGCCAAGACCCATCTGCAATTCAAACTCATAATTGCGGCGTTTTTCAGGGTCGCTCAGCACGTTGTACGCCTCATTAATTTCCTGGAACGCGCGGTTGGACTCCTCCGAATTCCCGTTTTTGTCGGGATGCAGCTCCATGGACAGCCGGCGAAAGGCGCGCTTGATTTCATCGGGAGTTGCAGAACGGGATTCCAGTTGCAGCACGTCGTAATGAGAACGGGATGGCGGCGGCATGATTTCGGGCTTGTTTAAAAATCATAATGAACTGTTTTTATTATGATTTTTATTGTCATTATTTATTGCTGTTAAAAAATGCGGGTTTCACATTCAAGCAACGCACGTAACACCGCGTTTGAAACATGCATGGAAACAACTTCGCACTTCAGAACGTGCGCCGGATGTTCGCGTTTGCATTCTGCGTAAATTGCATGTTCCAGCAACAATTTTTGCGAGACATGCGACGACACCATGCCGAACGCGGCGTCGCACACTTCAACCGTTTTTGAATTTTTCACACGATTTGTTGCATTTTGAAAAATGGCAGTGTCTGAACACAGCGGCACCACTTCCGTGCAAATGAAAGTTGGATCCAACACCTTTTCAACCAATGAATCAAACGCAAACGGCACATACCTTTCCACCAGCTGGTCACAGTATGCAGTAGTGGCATTGTCGGGAAGGTGCGCGCAAATGTTTTGTTCAATTACGCCAATCGTGATATTGTCCAGGTGTGGTTCGTTGTTTTTCAAATAAGTTTGCATCTTTCCAACCATCCATTTGCATCCGTCACATTCTAAAACAGGCGCAGTCGCAGTCGCAGCCAAAGGCGAAGGCAAATGCGAAGGCAAAGGCAAAGGCAAAGGCAAAGGCAAAGGCAAAGGCAAAGGCAATGCTAGTCCATACGCAAAACAAATGGTTGCCAAGAAAAGTCCGGACTTCAATGCAGGCATAGCAATAATGTTATGTTTTATGACTTTATTATTTTATGTTATATGCAAAGATATAATTCTATGTTTTATTTGTTTTGATTGTTTTGATTGTTTTGATTGTTTTGATTGTTTTGATTATTGTATAAAAATGCATCAAAAAAATACATAAATACATAATAAGACCCAATGCTATGCAAACATGCAATCCCGCGAGTTAGTCATTCCACAAAAGCATGCAAACGTTATTTGGTGGGCCGCTTGGCTCTCACTGGGAGCAGCATGGCACGCCGTTTACATTCAACAACCCGGATTTGGAATTGTCCCGACATGCGTGCTGTGCACTTCTTTGAATTACTGGCGCAATCCAGTGCGCACCTCTTGGAGCAGAACCGTTGACATCGGCGTAGTTTGGGGGTCCCTATGTTATCAAAATGCAATAGCATATTATATGAAACACCAACAATACCAGCGCGTCTATTTCGGGTGTATTGCGGTATCCGGCGCGTGTTATGTCTTGGGACATTTTTTTATGGCGCTAAACATGCCGCGCGCTTCTGCGTACGCGCATGCGGGCATTCATGTTGTGGCCAACATAGGCAACATTGTGTTACAACGGGGCCAAATGCCCTGATCTGAGTGCCTTGGGGGTCGGGAGCCGTGCCTTGGAGCCGTGCCTTGGAGCCGTGCCTTGGAAACCGTAGGTTTTCTGATAAGGAGGGGGTCGGGGCCAAAGGCTACTGCGCTGAACTACTTAGTACCCGTCCCGTATGGCTTTGCCAACGGGGAATCGCGGCACGTTTAACTCGCTGAGCTCCTGATAAATCACGGTCAGCAGTTTCCCCACATACTGCGGCCCGTCCTGAAACCACTGCCGCCGCTGCTCCTGCGTGCCCCTCGGACGCACGCTGAATTGTCTGCATTCCGCCGTCGCGCACACCCACACCACGGTTCCCTTGTCCCGACCATCGGCTTCTTTGAAGCCCACGATCGGATACTCGGCCTCCACGAACTCCTTGTACTTCTGCAGGTCGTGGCTGCGGTAGTTCTGCCGGTACAGCCCGTGCGCGTTTCGCAACATGATGCCCTCGTACCCCGCCGCCACGTAATCGCCGAACGCCTGCTTAAATGAAATTAAGTCATGTATTAACTGCGTGTGAACCACCTCCAAATGACACTTTGTGCCATCCGCGATTTGGACAACGCGGTCGTGCCGGTCGGAATACGGCACGCCGTCCACGACGACGTCATAAATGTGGTATTTTATGCACTGCCGGTTCTGCAGGGTCGCATCGGAGGCCTTCTTCCGCTTGATCAGCCCCGCCAGCTCCTCAAACGGCATGTCGGCGGTGTACAACTCGCCGTCCAGGATCAAGCCCGGTTTTTTCAGCAGGATGGGCTGCAACTCTGCGCAAATGTGCTCCACGGTTTCAAAATAGGCGCCCGTGCGCGACTGCGCCATCACCTTATCATGCATCATGTAGAAAACGCACCGCAGGCCGTCCAGCTTGGGCTGCACGTAGCACGGAAACACGATATCGTTCTTCTTGTTCTTTGAACTAAGAGGTTCGAACGTGTGCGCCAACATCGGGAACACTTTGGTCATGATTGCATTGGTTGCGTTGATTGTATCCGTTGCGTTGATTGTATCCGTTGCGTTGGTTGCATCCGTTGCATCCGTTGCATCCGTTGCATCCGTTGCATCCGTTGCATCCGTTGCATCCGTTGCTTGTGTTTCTGAATTTGAGTTTGGGAGAACGAGAGAATAATCCTCCTTTTCCATTTTATCCTGCCATTTGCGTCGGGTTTCCGACACGCATTGCTGCAGCGGGGTCGTCTCGTTCTTTTTGCCGAGGTTCTTCCCTTCCGTGTATTCGCGACTCGTGGTCTGTTTCTTCCCGTCCAGCTGGCCGTACTCTATTTCGGCCGTGGCGTTTCCATTCAGCACGTCACGGTAAATGCGCGCCATCCAGACCTTTGTTTTTCCGTTTTTGGCCACACCGTAAATGGTGGGCAGATCTTCAATGTGTTCCATGGATTGACTGACGCACATGTGAGTTACTCGTGCGCCGTGTTTAAATGCGTTTCCTTGTGCATTTTTTGCCAGGCCATTGATGGATTGATGCTTAAATAAAATAATTAGTTAAAAGAATGCCAATGTGAACTGCAACACAATATAATGCAACCAATCGCATCTTCGTCGTCGTCGTCGTCGGATCCCTTCATAAACAAGTACCAACCCCGGTTGTTCGGCGAGTTTGAGCAGCTGACCCCCGTCATGGTCGGCTTGCTGAAATCCCTCATTCAAATGCACGACCTGAATTTGCTCATTGTCGGGGATTCGGGGTCCGGCAAAACCTCCCTGGTGAATGCCATCATTCGCGAATACTACGGCGACCGCAACAATCCGGAAAACGTCATGATTTTGAACAGCCTGAAGGACCAAGGCATTCAGTACTACCGGAACGACATGAAAATATTTTGCCAGACGAGCTCTCTCATTCCCGGCAAAAAGAAACTCATCATTCTGGACGACATAGACTCCATCAACGAGCAAAGCCAGCAAGTGTTTCGCAACTGCATTGACAAGTACAAGCACAACGTCAGCTTTGTCGCGTCGTGCATCAACGTGCAAAAAGTAATTGACAATTTGCAGTCGCGCCAAATCATCGTGAAAATCAACCCGATTGACCCGCAGTGCTTGCAAAAAATTCTGCACAAAATCCGCGTTCGCGAACAAGTGGTCATTCACGCGGACGCCGAAGACTTTGTGCTGCGCGTGTGCAACGGGTCGGTGCGCATTCTCATCAACTACATGGAGAAATTCAAAATCATTGGCGTGCCCGTTTCGTTGGAGCTGGCCAATCAGCTGTGCACCAACATTGGCTTCAGCGTGTTTGAGAACTACACCGCGGCGTGTTTGTGCGCAACCACGACGGTGGCTCAATGCATTTCGCACTTGCACGCTCTGCACGATCAGGGCTATTCGGTCATGGACATTTTGGACAACTACTTCATTTTCATCAAAACCACGCAGCTCGTCAATGAAACCGTGCAGTACCAAACGATTGCCATCATTTGCAAATACATAACCATTTTCCACAACATACACGAAGACGAGATTGAACTGGCGCTGTTCACAAACAACCTCCGCCAATTGTTTCAGTCATCAAGCCCATAATTCGGGGGATTGAGTAAAATATTTATATAATGATATAATAGTTAATTAACAACATGGACGGGATTGTGAATGCGGAAGGCGGTAACGCAAACGCAAACGCAAACGCAAACGCAACCGTGACGAACAATTGCATCCCCTCGTCACATAAATTATTAAGAGCCCCCATTCCAAATGAATTGGTGTTTGGGTTCATTCATAAGATAGCGCACAAACCCCTGAATTCCAATTACTATTTGATAGACGTGTGCGCATACAAGAAATCGGTGTATTGCGACGCCGAAGCCGAAGCCGACGCCGACGCCGACGCCGAGGCCAAGCCCAAGCCTTCCTTGTTGCAGCAGTTTTGCAATGACTTGATGCCATACTACTGCAAGGACAAACAATTTTTCATCACGCGGAAGATGTCCTACAACAATTTAAACACCGTTTTAAGACAGATCTGCCGGCACTGCGCAATTGAATGCAAGTCCGAACGCAAATACGACAAATCCAAGACCCAAATCGTGTATCACATTTACGAGGATGGGGGGGCATGCGCCCCCTGATTAAATATATTATATCAATATATCAATACACCACTTATATTCGTTCCAATGCTGTCTCCCAAACTCGTTGCCTTTTATTTAGTAATCATTCTCGCGGGGGTGGCGTACAACCGCTACAAAAAATCGCAGGAGGGCAACAACATCAGCGACGACTACAACCTCGTCAAAAAGTACTTGCTGAACGACAAGTCGCTCGCCGACACGCGCAAGCCCTTCCTCTGGATTTTCATTGACTACGAGGTGAACGCGCGCAACTGGTCCAGCTGGGGCTCGCGCAACTCCACCAACTTGAACCAGCCCTACATGTACCTCTGCATTCGCAGCATCGTAGAGCAGTGCGGCGGCTCCTTCAACGTGGTGCTCGTGGACGACGCCGCATTCCAGCGGCTGCTGCCGACTTGGACCATCCAGGTGCAGAACATGCCGTCCCCGCTCAAGCAGCATTTAAGGGACCTCGCCATGGCCAAAGTGCTCCACAAGTACGGCGGCGTAACCGTGCCCGCCTCCTTCATCTGCCTGAAGGACTTGAAACCGGTTTTTAGTAGTCTGCTCAAAGGCGCCGGGAAAACCATGTTTGCCGGCGAGTTCGTGGCGCGCAACTCCGCAGCCGCGGCCGTGTCGTTCTTCCCCGACAGCGCGCTCATGGGCTGCACCAAGGAGAGCCCCGTCATGCAGCAGTACATTGCGTACTTGGAGCCGCTGGTCACCGGCGACTACACCAACGAGTACGAGTTCTTGGGCCAGACCGACCGCTGGCTCTACAAGCAGCTGATAAGTTCGCCGCCCCAAATGTCCATGCTGTGCGGCACCCTCATCGGCACCAAGACGGCCGATGGACGGCCCGTCGTCATTGAAGAGCTGCTGGGCGAGGAGGACGTGGACTTTGCCAAAGGCGCGTACGGCATCTACATTCCCGCCGACCAAATCCTGAACCGGCTCGCGTTCCAGTGGTTCGCGCGCCTGTCCCCGCGCCAAGTGCTCACCTCTAATACCGTCGTCGGCAAGTACCTGCTGCTTTCTAATGATCGGTGAAATATGGTTTTTTTTCTTTGTGCTGTATATAACCAAATACAACACAAATGAATGCCACACCTCACTCGGCGGATGCCACTACATTTTATCATATAGATGCAGCCAGTAACAAACAGAACTATGATGAACACCAACGTGCGGTAGCGATACATAAAGCCGAAGAAGCGGCGCGGAAAGCGTTGATGAATGATCCAGAACATATAAAGGAACAGGCGGCAATTATAGCGGAAAATGAAATTAGACGACAACTGTATATGGCTATTCCCTGCACGTCATGCCGGATAATGGCCGAAACATTAACGAACCCAAACTATAAATGTCCGCAATGCAAACTAAAATCCCAAGGAGGATCCAAAAGAAAATCCAAATCCCACCGACGTAAAAAATCCAAGTCTCAGCGACGCAAAAAATCCATAAAAAGAAGACATTAATCAAACCAATTTTATTACATCGCGCGCCTGTCCCGTCGTCGGCAAGAGCGCGTGAATGAAAAAAAATAAAATAATTAATAATTAATAATTATAAGTTTGCACTATTTATATAATTATTAACGCCATTATAGCCATGCTGCGCTTCAAATTGGGGAAATACATGTTTGAAATCATCGGTCAAAAGGCCATGGAAACCGGGATTGAAATGGCGAAGGAACCGTACAATTTAGTATATGTTCAAACCTTTGAATTGAATGGAACGCCGGTTCAGCGAACCATCGGCACATTAGACGACATCAACACCCCCCTGATATTTGCGGTGTACACTTCGGAAAGCCAAGCCGGATTTTGTCGGTTTGCGAGCATAGAAGCCGGGACTGGCGCGTTTGCAAAGGGCGACGATTATGCGCAAACTAGCGTGATCCATTTTAAACTGGGGCGGTTCATATTGAACGCGCAGCGCAATGGCATGATACCCGTCATCCCAATAAACCCATATTCCACCAAGTCCAGGAGAGGCGACGTCAAACGCGAACGGCATTTGCAGGATAAATCGCGGCCAACCAGAGGAGTTGGATTCGGCGTTGATGCGCCGCAAGAAGCATGTGCACACTTTACGCCACGCATCGCCGAATATTTGCAAACTACGTCGGATCAGCTTCGCCGCGAGTATCCAACGGTGATAGATGTTGCATTTGTGTGCGCACACGTATTCAAAAACCGCGACATTGCGGTGCGCGGCAATATATTTAAAATTGGATTGCGGTCGCATGACGCAACAAGAGAAATTGAAATTTACGTATTGAAATACACGTGTCACAGAACAACAAGAAGAAACTTGTCGCCACTATACCCGTTTGTTTCATCGTCGGACGGCGCATGCATTCCCGTGTTGATAAAACAACGCACGGCCGGAGACGACGCGGACGATGACGACGTAACCGAATTTGGAACGTATAGAAATTACATTCCGGGATTCGGGGCGTACATTTGCAAGATGTTCGAATACACCCGTCAACTTCCCGTTGAATTAACTGTTCAGAACGAAGAATTTCCGAAATTGAATGAAATGTACACGTACATCGGCAAATTATACGAGCGATTGTATCCAGCGGACATTCTGAATGCAGCGCTTGATGCAAAGCAAGTGATTTTTCCTGTTCGGACTAGAGGTTTATCGGCGCCACCAATCAGCCGACGACGACAACGACAACGACAACGACAATCGCGTTCTCGCACAAGCAGACGATCAATCTAATGCCCGGGGTGTCAAACGGGGCCAAAGGCACTAAGTGCAACGACTGCGCTGTTCCCCGCTTCAATCGCATTGAACTGCGCCGCCCATTTCTGGTTCAGGTCCCGCACGACTTCGTCCTGCTGCGCCAGCTTGAACGCCCGACGCATGTCGTCCTCCGTCTGCAGCTGTTGCGACCGAGCTAATGCTGTTTGGCTTGCTGCCTCGGAGTAATTAAATGTCCGACGATCCATGTCTCGCGACATTTGCAGTTCGTTCATGTTTTTGTATTTGCGCACGGCTTCGTAGTCTTCGTGCGTGACGGGGATCACCGACTCCGTGTGCGCTTTCCGCAGGTCTTCGTATGCAAGCGAAGATCCGGAGCCGCCAAAGTTCAGGCCACTGGAGTGCTCTTCGGGGCACTCGCGCGACAAGCTGTAACCACCACCCGAGTCAAATGTTTTGACCTCGCTGCGCACGACGAGCGCTTGCTCCCGTAACTTGGTTTTGCGGCGGTCCAGCTGTTCCATGCGCTGCGCCCAGGATGCGCCCTCGCCCAAATCTTCATCTGCATCTGCATCTGCATCTGCATCATTGTCCTTGAGCCAGTCGCCGTAGCCGCTGTCCTGCTCCTCGTCATACAATTTATTTTGCTCAAACGTTTGGTTGAACCAGCTGTTGAACTCGTCCGCATTCATGCGCTTCAGCTTGTCGGAATTGGTGTTGCGGCGCGCGTCAATGTCCTCCTTCACGTCGTCGTATTTTGCATCCTTTTGCCGCGACAGCCCGGCGCGCACTTGGTACACCTCGTGCAGAATCTTGTATGCCTTGGAGAAAAACAGGAAGTACTCCTTGTCCAGGCCGGACTTGTCGGGGTGCGTGCGCATAACCGTGAGCTTGGCCTCGCGCATGTGCGCTTCTGTGAACACGGACGGCATCTTGAACAAGTTGAGAATGTCGCGCAACTCGTAGTTGCGAATGTCTAAATCTAGATCCAAGTTCATAGTTTGAGAGAAAATGGGTTAAATAATAATAATAATAATACCCGATGGTATTTTTATTATGTTATTTCCTTAATCTAATGAACCTCCTTATTTTTATTGTTATAATCATTTACCTGCGGTGACGACGGGAACCACGGCGACGGGAAACACGACGACGGGAAACACGGCGACGACGGTAACCGCCGTCGCCCTTCTTTTCCAGTTTCTTATCGGCTAAATCCAGCGCAGTGAACATAGTATTGGTGGGGTATACTGCTTCTATCTGTGCAGGACTCATAGCCCGAGTAGTAGCCCGAGTTCTGTGAAGTGGGGATGGGGTCAGGTCGTCGGCCATTGGATGTTTATATAAGTATCCTAATATTAAAATTTTAAAAAACTGAAAAAAATAGTATCATCGTGATATTTGATTCATGCAATTTTGCTGGTTCATAGAACCCGGAAAAAGAACGCATCCAATGCCTTAATGTATGCCCCCGTGACCGACAAGTCGCTAACGACGGATGGATGTCGTGCAACTCGTAGTTGCGAATGTCTAAATCTAGATCTAGATCCAAGTTCATCGGGACGAGAGAAAATGGTTCAAATGTTAATAATACAAATATTGGTATTTGCATTATTATTTGCATTTATTTGCGCCGTTTATAAGTGCGCTTAGTGCGCTTAGTTCGCTTATTGCACTTGGTGCGCTTAGTTCGTCTTTTTCCACCCATTCCACGATCGCCTATGATGACATCACATTCATCGTGTAAATCTGTTAGTTTCAACCGTCCACGTTCATTATAATATCTTTCAATTTCCTTATCAAGTTTATTAATCATTCTGGTTTTAATCGTTTCTGCTTCAACATCTCCATCATGATATTTGTCTACATAATTATTTACTCTTATCCGCATGGTTGCATGGAGGTTAATCCTCTCCATCACATCAGATGGAATATCCAATATTGTGGTGGGTTGCATAGTGGTAATTATATACATGTATATGTATATTATATTTTCATTTACCAATATAGTTGCTCGTTCATGGTTTTGTCGCGGTTAGAACCCGTAAAAAGAACGAATCCAGCGCCGGAATGTCTGCGCCCGTGACCGACAGGTCGCTGATCAGCGTCGCGTTGCCGTTCTTGTAAAACAGGAACACGGGAATGCCGTTCACCATTTTCTTCTGCTTCAGCGAAGCGTACAAATCAAACGAGTCGTCCACGTCGCACTCAATCAGGTCCACATTGGCGGGCAAACGCAGCGAGGATTGGCGCGTGTATTCTGCGATCGCCTTGCACGGTCCGCACCACGTCGCCGTCAACTTTAAAACGGTGTGGTTCGGCGTCTCCGCTAAATGCTTTAAGAATGTGATGCGGTCGGCCGAAACGTGCTTGACGCGGGTTGCATTCAAAGAAGACATGATTGGATGATGGTTGATGGTTGATAATACATTTAGTATATAAAAATCATTTAAGCGTATTTTTCGCATTGTTTATATTGGAGAACAAATATGACCAATAATGATGATGCGAATAACGACAATATCTCTCCTTCTTCTCTAAGTTCAAACGAATACGCAGAAGGAGACGAAACAGACGAAGAAGTGGTTGGTTGCGAGCACTACGTGCGCCGATGCCTTCTAGTGGCCCCGTGCTGCAACAAGGCGTATGTGTGCCGCCACTGCCACAACGACGCCGAAGCGCACGAGATGGACCGCCACGCCGTCAAAGATGTGGTGTGCGCTGCGTGCAATGAACGGCAGCCCGTGTCTAACGCATGCCTTAATTGCGGCATCCAGTTTGCCGCGTATTTTTGTGCCGCGTGCAACTTCTTTGATGATCGCATTGAGAGAAATTACTACCACTGCGACAAGTGCGGCATTTGTCGCGTAAAGGGTAATGCAGATTTTGTGCACTGCGACCATTGCGGCACGTGCGTTGCGTCGCTAGAGCATAAGTGCAAGGCGGAACGTTTTCACACGGACTGCCCCATCTGTCTGGAAAATTTGTTCCATTCCACCAAACCGGCAACCGTGCTGCCGTGCGGGCATCCCATGCACGCGCATTGCCAATTAAACTGCATGCAACAGAACCGGCTGAGTTGCCCGCTGTGCCGGAAAACCATGCTGCCACCCGACAGTTTGCAGCAATACAACGCCATGATGGACGCCTTAATTGAGGCGAACCCCAATCAAGAGGAGCTCGCGTTCGCGGGCAAATGCAATGACTGCGGGTTCAACGCCCACATTGCATACCACCCGTACGGCATGAAATGTGGGGGGTGCGGCGGATACAACACCAGCCGAAATTAGCCAACAATATGGCAGTGGCGTTTGCATTCCGCTGCATTCTTAAATTTTCCACCTTTAACTGGCTTGCAATGACGGTCCTTCCCGGTATTATTGGGAACACAATTATACGCGGTGTTATGATGAGGGCTAGGGCTAGGACCCGGCGGATAATGGTGTCCATGATGAGGATGGGGATGGGGATGGGGATGGGGGCTGGGGCTAGGATAATGGTGTCCATGATGATGATGGGGATGGGGGCTGGGACTGGGGCTAGGACCTGGCGGATAATGGCGTCCATGATGATGATGGGGATGGGGATGGGGGCTGGGACTGGGACCCGGGCCATAGCAGTTGGAACCAAACATGTTGCTGGCCGTTACGCCGTCGGGGCAGCACCCGAATTCGGTTCCGACACATCCGCCCACATCTTGCGGATTGTAAGGAGTTGGTTTCGGTTTGTGTCGGCGACGGGGATCGGGTTGCGTGTGCTTCCCCTTGGACGGACTCAATCCAAACACGTAAAGCAGAATGGTGGTGACATACGTCATCATGATGAAGGGGATGAACACGATGAACCACGAGAGAATGGTGAGGCCGCCGATGCACAACTGGTTCAGCAGAATGGTGAAAATGATCATGACAATTACCTTTAAGAATGCGCTGTTTTGCTGCCCTCTAAATAAATCAATGATGATCTGAATCACCGAAAACCCCAGATAAAGAACTGCCGGCGGGCATAACGAATCTATTATCATTTTTTGCACGGTTTACAAACTACAATATAATATACCCGAATATATTATTTTGATTTGGGACTGGATGGTCTGGATGGACTGGATTGTTCACGCAGACTTGGATTTGGGTTTCTTGGCAAATTTAGCAACGCCGTTCTTAAATGCCCCCACAATTTCACCCACTTCCTCATTCACGTATGCATAAATGTCGCCGTCTGTTTCATCATTGGTCACGTATGTTTTTCCTTTGATCTCCACTTCAAACAGCTCCAGCTCTTCCTCCTCCTCTTCTTCTTGTTCTGGTTCTGGTTCTGGTTCTTGAACCTCCTCTTCTTCTTGTTCTGGTTCTGGTTCTGGTTCTTGAACCTCCTCTTCTTCTTGTTCTTGTTCTTGTTCTTCTTCTTGAACCTCTTGTTCTTGTTCTTCTTCCACTTCTTCCACTTCTGCTTCTTGAACCGCTTCTTCTTCTTCCTCTTCCTGTTCTTCCTCTTCTTCTTCCTCTTCCTCTTCTTCTTCTTCTTCTTCTTCTTCTTCTTGTTCCTGTTCCTCTTCTTGAACCGCTTCTTCTTCCTCTTCTTGAACCGCTTCTTCTTCCTCTTCCGCTTCTTCTTCTTCTTCTTCTTCTTCCGTTTCTTCTTCTTCCGTTTCTTCTTCTTCTTCCGCGTCTTGTTCATATTCTGCTTCTGCTTCTATCGCGGCGTTAATGTATTCGGCGATTGAATCCAAATTTGGCAATTCGTGTTGTTCTGCCGCAATGTCAATGATCTCCAACTGAATTGGATCAAACGATGACGGTACTGCGGATGGTACTGCGGATGGTGTTGCGGATGGTGTTGCGTTGCACTTGCACTGGTTTTCCAATAAATGTTTCACAAACGGGATTTGAAGCACGGCGTCATGGGTTTCTTTGTACAATTGGTAATCGGACAATGCGTGCAATATTCGGGGCTCCAGAGATTGTCGCACTTCGTCCATTAGGAGAGCGACGATGGAATTGGCGGTTGGAATTGTCATTGATTGGGTGATTGGGTGCGGGGCAAGTTGTAGGTATGTCCCGCCGTTTGTTTAATATGGTTTGAAATACATTTTAAATGCGCGCGCTGCGGTTATAAAATAAGTTATGTGAAAATGTAATAAATATATAATAACATGGTATACTAATCAATAAATCAAATTCCATACTCAGATGTGCAAGATTAGTTTAGCTATGTACCACCGAATGAGTTCCAGCGAGGACAAGATTAGAATGCGCCCCGATTTTCACGTCACATCGGCGCCGAGCACTTATTCGGCGCATGCACCCACTGAATCCAACGCCAACGCCAACGCCAACGCCGACGCCAACGCCAACGCCAAACGCATGACCCATTCTAGCAAGTTGTTGTCATTTTCTGACGAGTTTGATGGTCCAACGCATTACATCACAACCTATAACAAAACCACGCAGCCGTGCAAATACAATGATTCCGGATACGAAACCACGCAGATTGATTATAAATGCGTTAAATCGGATTCGTCCGTGAATTTGTTGGTGAAAATGTTTGTGGACAACGGGTTTAACCGTTTTGCGGGGCAAACCGCACTCAGAAAATTATTTAAACTGCTAAATGTGTCGGGAAATGGCGCCATCACTCATTCCGAATTAAAAAAATCGTTGAATTTGATTGGAATATGGGTGCAAAATGAATCCGATTACACCACCTTTTACAACATGATGGCGTGCGAGCCGGACAATCTCATAACATACATGTCGTTCAAAACGTTCATGGATGCGCAATGCGAGTTTTTGACAATGATCCACAAATAGGCGCAGCAAAATTGCAAAAAAAAGCAATTAAACACAATAATTATATAATTACATACCATACCCCATCCACAATTATATAATTAATACGCGCATCCAATGAACGCGCTGCCACAACACTTGCAGCACTTGCAGCACTTGCAGCACTTGCAGGGCGAAGAACTGAAGACCGCCGTGCAGCAAGAATATTTTGCGCAGGCCGTTGCCTTCATTGTTCGCCAAACCGATTACGATGAAACGACGGCGGTTGAACGGCTGCACGAATTGAAGGATCCAGTGAAAGTGGTCAAATCGTATCTTGGATCAGGTAAAGAAGGCAACGACGACGAGACCCCGTTGTTGAAATCAAAAAATCAAATAAAATACGGAGAGATTCGCAAATTCATGGACGCGGGGGCCAAACACTACCACCTGCAAAAGGAATTGAATGAACGGCGTGCCAAGTACCAAGAGTATTTAGTAGAACGACGACGACAAGAGCAACAAGAGCAACAAGAGCAACAAGAGCAACAAGAGCAACAAGAGCAACCACAACCATAGGGTTTGAATTTAATTCAATAATTCATTCTGAATGAACGCGACGGAATCATTGGTTGAAGTGTTCAACCCAGTTTGAATGGAGTGCAATGTTGCACAATCTGATAAATCAAGACTCCACGTATCATTTTTAAAAACAACATTATGTGCATGATTTTTTTGAATGTATTTGATCAATTTCAGATAATGTATTGTATGCGCATTCATGACATAGTTTATATTTTGTAAATACCATAACATTCCTTCATTTGTTCCACAAGTCAAACGGGTTTCATTGTGCAATGAAAAATAGTTCAAACTCACATTGACTGAACGATTCGTAAACAATGACATAACAATCATTGCAACATTATTTATATGCAAATATGCGTCCCATGTGTTAGGATATTGTTCATTGACCGAATACAATCCAATCGTATTTGTGACTATATTAATAATATCTGCAACATTTGAAATGGCAGAATTTGATTTGATTATATATGGATCATTGATTGGATTTGTAGAATTAGTGAATAATAAAAGTTCAGGGGTTGATTGGTTTGGCATCATTTTCATGCCACATGTAATAATTGTGCGTGATTTTAGTATATCTTTCATGTCAAAATTAAAGTATTTTTTTAAATAAGTGTGTTTATCGTTTGATGAAAACATTGGACCCAAATAACCATTACAAGTTTTTAATTTTGTAAATGCAGTCGTGTTCACTATTTTGGTTTTTAAAAATAAATATGAATAAAATAACCATTGCAAACTAAGTGTCCCATAATTTAATTGGGTGGAATCATTATTAATAAGTGTAATGCATTTTGCGATTTGTGTATCCGAATATTTAAATAGTTTCATAAATTGCATAAAATCCCATTTATGATTTTTTGAAATATTTTTTAACATTAACTCTCTAAATCCAATCGCGCATCCTATAATCGTGCCGGATGACACACCCCCAAAAACATTAAACATTCTTAGCATGTCAATGTTTTTATTTAGGAAATGGTCATTTACTCTTATTAAATAAACAATGTATTGTATATTTTTGTATCCACCTCCTGAAATATCCAATACATTTACATTGTGAGATATATCGGATTCATCATTTATGGTGTGAAAAATTTTTTCATTATTTGTTTCATTCACGATTTGTAACATCAAATCATTCAGACTGGCATCATAATTCAAACGTTTGACATGATTTAAAATGCCAATAATCATCACAATAAGCACACTAATTATGAGTGGGAATGCAATTGGCCAAGTTCCAATGTTATATTTGCTCATCATTCTGATCAAGACGGATGATATGGGGATGATATATAATGATATATAATTATATCATAATAATATACATTGACGTTACGTTTTTGCCAATGTTTGGTGTTATTCAAAATAAATCATTTTTTAATTTTATAAATTAAACGGGTGGCATAATACATTGCATACATGTTGACTAATTCAACTGGTTCAACCACATACACATTTGCATCATTGCATGCATGATGTGTGTTGAACAGCATGTCTATGATGTGTGGACCATAATTTTGAATTTCCAATGAATGATTATGGTTCTCTTCATTGTCAAATGCATGATGCTGATTGTGTACACATGAAGGGAAATAATGAAATTCAATAAAATGAGTCCATATGTAATAAAATGTGAGCGCGAACAAAACGTAATTAGAAAATATTTCAATGTGCGTGATTTGTTTGATCACATTGTTAAATAAAATAAAGATCAATAATTGCAAATTATTAATAAATTCAATTATTTTCGCATACCATTCATGTTTGCATTTGGGATTGTGATGATACATCGTGTGCAATTTCCCAATTACACTATCATTAAATTTATGCTGAGCAACATGAGAGAAATACATAAAAAACATACCAAATATTAGTGTAAATCCTGATCGGATGTAATCCGCTGCACGATGCGCACTGCACACAGTTATTAATTTTAGAATAACATAAATGAAAATAATCGTGTTAATGATCTCAATCGTGTGCATTATTGTGTGGTGTGAACACAATTATAAAATGTCATAACATTATATTTTTATACATACTAAAAACACAGCCGCAACAACAAGGCAAGGGATCATAAGGGACAGCATGTCCCTTAACAGCATGTCCCTTACCCTTAAACGCTCCACGACGCGTAATCGGTGCTGTAGTTCCGACCCGCCAGAGAGAGCGCCGGGTCCTGTGGTGGCGGAGTTTCAATCACCACCTGTTGGTAGCACAATTCGGGTGGCTTCAGTATGAACGCGCTGCCGGCGTCATTGAACGCCTTGTTGTAAAGTTCCAAGTTGACGTCTTTCACTTGCGGCATCATGCCAACTAATTGGCACCCGAACGCTTTTGCAACATTGAAGTTCGCGTTTTCGTTGAACGGAGCGTCGGGAAACACGATGCTCATGTTCTTTTTGTTGTGGTCTATCAAGGCATCCATGTCCGGCGTGTTTTTCACGCCCATTTCATATTGCAGCTGGTGCAAGAACGGCGAGTTTGAGCCCACGTTTATGAGTTGAAACAGGGGCAAGTCTTTGTCGGTGCACATCGGGTTGGATATGTCGGCCATAATGACGGCCTTGTTTTGAAAGGTCGACATCGGCACTTGCCCTAAATTATTGCCAGCGTACAAGTAATTGTATTCGGGACCCAACAGCATGCTTCCGAATTGCGCGTTAATCGCGGCAACCATGTCGGGCACAATTTTCGCATTATTGCTTTTAATGCGCAAATTAATGAAGAGCGGATCCGTGCCGTTGGGCGCTTTTGTGGTCGCGTTTTGCGCAACCACCGTCATCGCCTCCAAAAATGGAATGGAGTTGTAGGTTTCCTTGTAATTGAAACTGGATTTAGTGGAAGCCGCCACCACCGGTTTGTTGTCCTCGCTGTAAATTTCAAAATCCAGGCAGCGGTAGCCGTCCGCAATTGCGCTTCGGAGCGCGACGGTGTCCACGTAGTTGTTTTTCCACTCCCCTAAACAACAGCAATTCAATGCCGTTTTGATGTAAAAATTGCGCAAGGGCATGGTCATGGGATCCACGGCCTGGTTTGCCAGCATGTTCAGCGGACTAACCACGCGGTTCACATTGACGTAAGTGGAGGCAATTTCGTTTTGTTTTTGGTTCACCTTGTAAACAATGTACCAGATGACAACCGCCAACACAATTGCCAACGCAATGGACAGGCCGGTTTGCAACGGGTTGCTCCCAATGGTGGCGAGCGCGGTGGTTGCAAATGCGGATGCCGTCTCTGCCATGCTCGTAATTTTTGATCCCGTTCCTTCTTCCATTTAATTTAATTAATGTGCGCTATTATGTTAATGTGATATTATTATGGATTATGGATATATTATGGATATATGGATATTATGGATATTATGAATGGGACAAATGATTTAAATGCAAATAACTTATATGTTGCAATTACATATAATATAAAATGACGGGCGGCCTACTAAACATTGTGTCGTACGGCAATCAAAACATCATTCTAAATTCCAACCCGAAAAAGTCGTTTTTCAAGACCACGTACGCCAAGTACACCAACTTCGGCATGCAAAAGTTCCGAATTGATTTCACCGGGTTGCGCAACTTGCGCATGAACGAGGAATCGCGGTTCACGTTCACCGTGCCCCGTTACGCCGAACTGCTCATGGACACCTACCTCGTGGTCACGCTGCCCACCATTTGGAGCCCGATTTATCCGCCCCTGTCGTGCGGCGACGCCTGGCGCCCCTACGAGTTCCGCTGGATTGAAAATCTGGGCACGCAAATGATCAAGGAAATAACATTTTCCGTGGGCGGCCAAATCCTGCAGCGCATGACGGGCAAGTACTTGCTGGCGCAGGTGCAGCGCGACCTCACCGGCACCAAGCGCTTCCTGTACGACACCATGACCGGCAGCACCGCGGAGCTGAACGACCCCGCCAACTTTTCGGGGCGCCAAAACAAGTATCCTAGCGTGTATTACAACACGAGCCAGCAGGGGCCGGAGCCCTCCATTCGCGGTCGCAAGCTCTACATCCCGCTGAACGCGTGGTTCTGCAACAACAGCCGCACCGCGTTCCCGCTGGTGGCGCTGCAGTACAACGAGCTGCAGATTGAAGTGGTCATGCGCCCCGTGCGCGAGCTCTTTGTCACGCGCGACATCAACTACGCTCCGCACTCCATTACCTCCGATACGCCGCTGACGCCCGCGGAGGTCGCCCAGGCGCCCTTCATTCAGCCCAACTTCAATGAGCAGGAGTACCAGTTTTACCGCTTCCTGCAGCCGCCGCCCGCGGTCGACATTATTGGAGCCGACGTCTACGCCGACAAGCGCACGGACTGGAACGCCGACGTGCACCTGCTGTCCACGTACTGCTTCCTGTCGGCCGAGGAGTCGCGCGTGTTTGCGTCGCAGGAGCAGAAGTACCTGCTTAAGGAAGCGTACGAGTGGGATTTCAAGAACATCACGGGCAGCCACCGCGTGGAGCTGCAGAACACGATGGGCATGGTGGCCACGTGGATGTTCCTGTTTCAGCGCAGCGACATCAACCTGCGCAACCAGTGGAGCAACTACACGAACTGGCCC